CCAGAGAGGAAGGTAAGGATTCACGCGGTAGCGTTTGCAGGAGAGAAAAGCTTCTGCGAACGCTATCTGCGCTGCTCTATTGAGCTTCTTCAGGGAAGTGTAATTAACCACTTCCATGAAGGTGCTCTGAATATTGGTGGTCCATTCTTCATCGACCGGTGCGAACGCTCGCATCGGCACGGTAAAGACTCGACCCAAAACTTCAGGGTTAGATCTGTGGGCACGGTAAAGTACCTCACAGAATACCCCATGATCAGAGGAGACGAAGGTCTTGGTAACGTTGATACCAAAACCAAAGTCTTCTAGATAGAAGCGATATTCGAGAAGATCTCCAGGCGTTAGCCTGAGGATCGCGTCATCTCCGCAGATGGCGAAATGGGTCTGACCCAATTCCCGAATTATCATGTAATGAAGGAGAGAGAGTACCGACCAGGACACGGGTGTCCCCATCGGGCAACCTCTCTCGTAATTAAGCAGGTCCCCATCCAGCTCTACTTTGAAACCAGAGTAGAGGAGGAGAGGATCTATGTTAAACTTGAGACAAAACCAAGCGAGGGCGCGATGCGAAATTGCGTCCGTCGCTTTGGTTAAGTCGGTAGAAACGATGTCGCCAAGCTGCTCCAATCTAATTGAATTGGGCAGCTTGCCGAGATATCGGGAAATTTGAGGTATGCGCAGGATCACCTTCCATAGACGGTGACGCTGCGCATGAGCCTCTGCAACTAGCGCAGGGTCAGCCTTAGTGACTACACGAGTCTTAAGGCCGCGCTCCGCGACAACAACAGGCACCAGGCGCCTATCTCGGGGACCCGAGATAAGCACCTGCTTTGCTTCTTCAACTTTCGCCTTCATCCTAGCGATGCCGATTCGATTCCCGAGTCGGCCCTCTAGTCTGTAGGCATCAGATTGGAGGCACGTGGCCAGCTTTGCAGCTGCTCCGCCGTGCTTCCGAGAAAAGCCCAGGCAGGCAGACCCGATCGGGACTTTAACGTCCCCATCGCGGTCTGACCGCTTGACAAATCGACGGATGATTTCGTCAGCTTGGTTATCAAGCGGACGAAACCGTCCAGTGTAGGGTACAACCGCATCGTTGAAGAATTTCTTCAATGCGCGGTCGCACATTACTTTATTTGGGGCGGGAAGAGCCCGACTAAGCTGGGAAGCTTGGAAGGCCTTTTTCCGCGTCAGACGCACCCACCGGGGGAAGAGACATGTCTGAGGCATGTCTCCTCCCTCGATGGAGTACTTCCGGAGGCGATGGCAGTCCGACTTGATCAATGGCAACATTGACCAGTCAGACTTGCACAAGCCGATATAGAGGCCTGAGACGACCCGTAGCAATTTCTTGCTGCGGCGCCATTTAAGGCTCAATAACTCATACAAACAAAGGACTAACCGAGATACTCGGTTGGCCCGTCGTTTGACGGTTCGGTGGCAACATCCTAGGATGGAGTCACCCGTTCGACGTTGAACGATTTGAAGCACAATATCCATTGTGCCGTTG